TTCTAAAACTAACTCCAAAAAATAAAACCTAACTACACATAACATGGCTAACACTCTGACCAACCTTATCCCCGACGTTTATGCCGCGCTGGACGTTGTTTCCCGCGAGCTTGTCGGCTTTACCTCCGCCGTCACGGTTGACGCTTCCGCCAACCAGATTGGCGAGAACCAGAACCTCCGCATCCCGGTTGCGCCCGCCGCTTCCGCTTCTGACATCACGCCCGCGATGTCGCTGCCGTCGGCTGCCGACGAGACCATCGGCTACAAGACCCTCACCCTCTCGAAGCAGCGCAAGGTGGCGTTCTCTTGGAGCGGCGAAGAGCAGCACAGCGTCAACAAAGGCCCGGGCTACCAGAACTTGCGCCAAGCGCAGATTGGCCAGCGCATCCGCACGCTGACGAACGAGATGGAAGCCGACCTCGCTTCCGCGCTCCGCAAAGCGGCCTCGCGTGCTTACGGCACCGCTGGCACCACGCCCTTCGCCTCTTCGTTGGCCGATAGCGCGCAGGCTCTCAAAATCCTCCTCGACAACGGCGCGCCCACGGGCGACCTCCAGCTGGTGCTCAATACCACGGCTGGCGCGGCTCTCCGCACGCTGTTGAACAACCCGCTGACCGCGAACCCCGCGCTGTCCAACAACGGCTTGGCCGACCAAGGCGTTATCCTCAACAACGGCGGCTTCTCCGTCCGTGAGTCCGGCCAGCTTTCGACGGTTACCAAGGGCACGGGCGCGAGCTACGTCCTCAATGGTTCGCACGCTGTTGGCGCGACCTCCATCACGGTCAAGACTGGCACGGGCACCATCCTCGCGGGCGACGTTATCACCATCAACTCGGTGAAGTATGTCGTGACGACTGGCATCGCCGCCGCTGGCACGTTGGTTATCGCGGCTCCCGGTCTGCTCGCCGCTGGTGCGGATGGCGACACGGTTACCGTTGGCAACAACTTCACGCCCAGCGTGGCCTTCGCCCGCACCGCTGGCTTGCTTGCGACCCGTCTGCCGATGGCTCCCGCCGAAGGCGACCTCGCTCGTATCCGCGAAGTCATTACCGACCCGCGCAGCGGCATCAGCTTCGAGCTGGCGGTCTATCAGGGCTACCGCAAGGTTACTTGCGAAATCGCCGCCTGCTGGGGCGTCCTCGCGGTCAAGCCTGAGCATATCGCCCTCGTCCTCGGCTAAGGTTAAAAGCAAAACAACCGCCGCCCTATGCCAGCCGCGCACGCCACTGAAACGGCGAAGCCTCGGCAAGAGCGGGGCGGCGGTTTTGTTTTTCCCGAAACCGAAGCACGCCAGCCGTCGGCGCAAGTTACGGCAACGATGGCGACGCTCAATCCGCCGCGCCAATACGCACCGACAAATCATTTCTTCCGGCTGGGCGGGCGTGCTCCGAGTATCCGCAGCTTATTTGGCGAACGTGGCCGCTACGGTTAGCGGCAAACCGCAACCGTGAAAACTTACACTCTAATATCAGGCCCAGAACGTGAACCAATCACACGCGCAGAAGTGCTAAACTATCTCCGCGCAGATGCTGGCATGGAGGATGTGCTGATTGATACCTTTATCACGGCGGCGCGTGAATACGTTGAGGCCAGCACGAACCGCGCTCTTATCGAGCAGACGTGGCGGCTCGATATGGAGGATTTCGACGACGACGCGAGTGAGGCCGATGCGCGTGCTAACATCATTACGCTAGACCACGCACCGCTGGCCAATGTTACGTCAATCCAGTATTATCCTGCGGACGGCGGCGCGTTGGTGACGTTGGATGCGAACGAATACCGTGTCGTCGTTGGCAGCGAACCGGGGCGTATTCAAGCCAGCGCAACGGGCAGCGGGTGGCCAAGCCTAGCCGAGCGTCCCGATGCCGTGCAAATCGAGTTTGTGGCAGGCTACGGCACCACGGCGGCGAGCGTCCCGGCTTTGTTGCGCTTGGGTGTTACGGCACTCGCGGCGCACTTTTACGAGCAACGCTTGCCCGTCAATGTCGGGAACATCGTCAATCCGATGCCGCACCAGCTTGACGCTATTCTCGCCAAATACCGCGTTCGCGGAATGACCGTTTAACCCACACCGCCGATGCCTCTCTATCTTCCCACTTACTACATTGACGTTGCAACGGGCGAGCTTCGCGCCTCGCTAGGCGGGCCGATTGCGCCGCCATTGTTCGCAACCCAAGGAGACATCATTTCGCTGCCGTTTGGTTTTTGCGAATACGACCAAAACAAGGGCAACACGGTCACGTCAAACGGCACCGCGACGATTTACACCTCGGTAAAAGCGGCACCGGGAGGCACGCTGCTGGCAAATGGCACGACCTACACATATTCTGGCGGGATTGCGACCTGCGCGCTATCGCTCAACACGACGCAGCTCGACGATTATTTCGATGACAACGTGCCGGGACAGGATGCGCGTTTTTGGCTTGAGGTTCGCGTCATGTTAAGTGGGCAGCAGCGCGCCTACTTCCTCGCGCCAATTACCATTCGCCGCAAAATCCTCGGCACCGCCGACGCGCCTACAACGGCTGGCACCGACTTGTTCCCGCTTGCGGCACAGACGGCGCAATTTCGGACTGACGTGTTGCACATGGCCGACTTGAAAGCCCTAGCGACGGCGACCAGCACGGGCGGATTGCCGACTGGAAAGCTCATCTGGTATTACGACGCGACGGCAAACGCGATTGGAAGTGGCGACCTTACTGGCGCGCTGGTGGCGTTTCAGTTGGTGGCTGGCACTTCAACCGAGTCCTCGCCGTGGGTGCTCCGTCCAAATGACTATCACGGGACGACGAACCCGAAGAACTTTAGGCTCCGCGCCGTTATCAAAGCGGGCAGCGCGGCACTATGGAATGACACGACATCGCTTTTCCACGGCCTTACCGCCACGGGCGGCGTCGGTAGCGTTTCACTTGCGCCCGACCAAACAGGCTTTGCTCTGACAGCGTAATTGAATTACAACTACACAATGAAAACCTTTTTTCGCTGCATCCGCATCTTGATTTTGCTTGCGCTCGCGTGCGCCTTTGGCCGCTCCATGTTGGCGCAGCCTGTCACGTCGAGCGTGAGCACGGTGCAAAAAATCACCGCGACTGGTTCGCTTACTTCGTCGCTGGCAGTTCCTACGGGTTTAACGCTGACGTTGACTGGCACGGTTACGGGTAGCTCTGGCGTCATTCCTTCTTCGCTGGTATCTGGCGTCGGCACGGTAACTGGCATAACGCTATCTCTTGGCGGCGCGCTGACTGGGAGCCTGACCAATACGGCCAGCGTTCCGGCTCTCACACTTACGCTGTCCACGTTCCCTGCGGCGAGTCTAAGCGGCACGCTATTCTCGCTTTACGCAGGCGGCGGCGCAATTGCCGTAACCCCTGCCAGCACGGTATCCCTCGCGGCTGGCACCAACGTCACGATTACCCGCTTAGACAATACCATCACGCTTTCATCGGTTAGCAATAGCGGCACCGTGACGGGTTTTGTCGTAACTCCGAGCAATGGCGTGCGCGCTGGCGTAACGACCTCTGACAGTGTGCCGACGCTCACGATTTCGCTAGGCGGTATTACGCCGACAAGCATCTCAAACAGTGGCACGCTATCAGTATCCGGCGCGACCACGCTCGGCTCTACGCTTGTTCTCGGCGGCGCGCTCACGGGCGCGGGCGCGACGTTCACCAATGTCACCAACAGCGGCGCGGTTTCCGGCTTCGTGCTGGCAAATGCGGCGGGCCTGCAAAGCACGACGACCAGTATCCCGGTGGCGAGCGTAAGTGGAGCCGTGACTCAGGTAACGAGCGGAAATAGCCTCATTGCGGTCACAAATACGACCAGCACGCCGCAGCTAACCATTACGACTTCGCCTGCCTTCAATGCGCTTACCGCCACGGGCGCGGTCACGCTATCCGGCGTGACGACTCCCGCCGCCAGCACGGGCTATGTCGTCCAAATTAACACGACCAGCGGCGCAATCAGCACGACCACGGCCAGCGCAGGCGGCGGCGGCGGCTATTCAACGGCCTCGGCATCAAGCGGCCTAGTTGCGGCCAGCGTGAGTGCGACCACGGTAAGTTATGGCAGCTACATTTTCCACGGCATCACCTCCAGCGCATCGCCCGCGCTCAATACGGCCACCCTCTCGCTGGCTGCTGGCAGCACGTTCACGACTTCCGGCTCCAGCGTGCAAATCAGCAGCTCCAACTCCGCGAGCGTCCTCACGGTATCAGGCTCGCCCACGCTATCCGGAAGTGGCACGATTACCTATTCCGCGCTGCCTTTCCTCGCCGCCAACCAGACGTTCAGCGGAGCCAACACCTACAGCGGCACCGTATCGCTCTCGACGCTATCCGGCACGGTTTCGCTGGCGGGCCAGTTCGACGGCACCAATGGCATCCGCATCCAGTCAACGGGCAGCACGGCCAACGTGCTGACGCTCAAGTCAGCTTCGCAATCGGCGGCGCGGACGCTAACCCTCTCGATTGACGCCTCGGCTACGGTGAGCATCGCCAGCTTACTTTACACGAACCAGACGCAAAACGCGACGCTGGGAACGATAACCGCAAGCAATGTATCAGTAACTACAATTTCCTCAGTTGGAGGGACTGTTAATTTTCCTTTAACAACTATTAACACGACAGACTTAAAAGCCGTTAATACAATCAGCGCATCTACCATTACGGTGGGAACCAATTTGACTGTGACTAACACTATTTATTCACAAAGTTTTTTAGCAAGTAGCATCAGCCTTAGCGGAACAGACCTTTACGCCCCATCTCTTGCAAGCGGCGGCGGCTCCGGTGACGTAGTTTATTTTGACACTGGCACGGGCCAACTCACGCACGACTCCGCTCCGTCCGACCCGCGCACCAAGGACAACATCGCTCCACTTGGGCTTGGCCTAGCCGAGCTTCGCAAGCTGGCCGACGCGCAAGGTGACATCTCCTTCAACTACAAGCCGGGGTTCAACTCGCAGCCCGACTTGCGCCGTGGCGGGTTCAACGCTCGCGCCTTGGCCGACGTATCCCCGCTGCTGGCGCATGACCGTGGCACGCTGAACGGCGTAGAGCACGTTTTGGAGCCAGAGGAACGTGCCGTGCAAGCCATGACCGTCCGCGCCGTTGCGGAGTTGAGCGCACAGGTGGCCGCGCTTCGGGCGGTCGTTTATGCGCTTATTGCGATAATGTTCACTTATGCGTTTATTTTGCTTTCCACCCGCAAAAACCGCAGCTAAATCAGCCTTACTCCTAACCCGCCATGAATACTAACCAAATCCAAAGCCTTATCCGTAACGTCCTGCTCGCGCTCGGCGCGGGTCTCGTCGCCAGCGGCAAACTCAGCGAGGGTTCGCTCCAAGAAATCGTCGGCGGCATCATCGCCGCTGGCTCGGTGCTTTGGAGCCAATGGCACCATAAAAACAACCCGTGAGCACGGCTGCCGCCTTCGCCCGCCTACTCCTCGCCATCCTCGCCGCTTGGCCAGCACTCCGCGATGAAATCCGCAAGCAATCTGCCTCTCGCGCCGCTGCTTCCAAAGACAAGCAAGCCGACGCCTTCGTGGATGCTGCGCTGGCCGAGCCAAGCGACCCTCGCTGGTGCGCTACTTGCCCTTTCCGCGCTTATGTTGGCGGGCTGTGTGACGCCGACGCTAACGGAGCAGGACAGACTACTGGCGACTTATCCCGACCAAGCTAAGGCCGCCGCCCGCGCTGGCCCTGATTTTGTCCGCGACGCTCTCCACACTATCAACCGCCTAGAGGCTAACCAAAAATGACCGCGCTATCGCCCACACTCAGCCGCATCGCACTCACGGAACAAGACCGCCAACGCCTCTTTGCGTCGGGGGCGATGGCGATGGCTACCGCTACGGCGCCTTCGCCGTCGAAATTGGCTCCGCTGGCCTCTCGCCAGCTTAATACGCCGGGTAAAAAAATCAGCAGTCCCTATGAGCGACGATTTTAACCCGCGCAGCACAGACGCGATGTTTGCCGAAATCTTGGCGAACCAGAAGCGCGACCGCGAGGAGCGCGCCGAGTTTCGCGCCGAGGTCAAGGAGAGCTTGCGGCTTTATGGGCATCGCATCACCGCGCTAGAGACGTTCAAGACTTCTCTTAAGGCTAAAGTCACGATTATCAGCGCGGCGGTGGCGGCAGTTGGCTCTATGGTCGTTGACGTGGTCAAGGACAGGCTTGGCGGCGGGCAACATTGATAGTTGACAGCAAGCGCAGGGGCAAACAACAGTCCAACAGTAAGACCAGCACCCGATGCCTATGAAAACGCACAAATCTACGCGCACCGCCGCCAAGAAAATCCCGCGCCAAGAGCAGGTTTCGCACGTCACTCGCGCCGAGTTCGACGAAAAGCTGGCGAAGATTGCTACCGCGCTCGGCCAGTTGCTTGTGCTCATCGAGAGCGGGCGCGCTTCGCTGGAGCTTATCCGCAAGGTGCTGCACGTTCTCGTCTTAGAGCGCAACGCACGCCACGACGCGCATTATCCCACGTCCGCAAAAACATCCGCAAAACGCAGCCGTAAGGCGTAATGCGTCCACCGCCATGCCCGCGCTCGTCGAAATCTCGCTGGCTTCTTTGCCGCTGCTAGACCCGCGCAATAATTACTCGCACAACATCCTTGCCCGTGCATCTCTCACTTGGGAGCGCGATAATGACGGCCCACGCTGCACCCGCTGCGCCGGAGTAACCGCAACTTGCGAGGCCATCCGCGCCTGCACCGACTGCCCGACCTGCTTTCAATTATGAAACACCAACGCTTCATCGTCGTCGGAGATAATCACGGAGATATGATAGACCCCGTTTGCGAGCGTGCCGTGCGCGAGTTCATCAAAGATTTCAAGCCAACTATTCGCGTGCATCTTGGCGATGCCTACGATTTACGCAACTTGCGAAAAGGCGCAAGCGACGACGAAAAAGCGCATAGCCTAGCCGAGGACTGGGAGGCTGGCACCGATTTCTTGCGCTCGTTTTTTGACGGCGGAAAGGAGAACGTCTTTTTGCGCGGCAATCACGACGAGAGGCTCTGGCATCTGGCTGGCAGCGCGACTGGCATGATGCGCGACTATGCCAACGACGGCATCAAGCGCGTCGAGGCGACGGTGAAACGCGCTGGGGCGCGGATGCTGCCCTACGACGCCGCGCTTGGTATCTACGCGCTTGGCAAGCTAACCGTAATACACGGCTATCATCACGGCGTCGGCGCGTGCCGTCAGCACGCAGCGATTTACAGGAACTCGCTCTTTGGGCACGTTCACACTATCGAGGCCGCGCCCGTGCCGTCTATCGAGCCAGCCGAAGCGCGTTCAATCGGTTGCCTCTGCCGCCGAGACATGGACTACATCAACGCTAAGACTGCCAAGCTCCGCTGGGGCCAAGGCTGGGCTTATGGCCTGCTTTTCGAGGACGGGACCTATCACCTGCAACAAGCACGCAACATCGGAGGCTCTTTCCATGCCGCAAGCGATTTCAAGACTTACTGACCGCGCATGGGCGGAGCTGTTTAGAGACTGCCTTGGCGTCGGTAAAATTAAAGAGCCTTCCGGTGAAGGTTGGCTGACCTGCGCTCAAATCGCAAAGAAATGGGGCAAGAGCGGCGGACGCACGGCTGGCTTGCTCAAAGTCGCAATCGCGCAAGGTCGTGCGGAAAAGTTCAAGGGGTTCGAGAGAAAAGCAAGCGGCAAGGCTGGCAAGCAGGTCTGGTATCGTCCAATCGCCGCTCCGCGCCGTCCATAGACAAATAGACCCGGCGCGGGATTATCGGCTCCCCGGCACCGGGTCGGCCCTCACCGTGCGCGTGGTTGGCCCTTGGTTGGCGGGACTATCGGCGGGAGGCTTTGCGGTGTCAAGCCTTATTTTTCGCCTTCTTCGGGCATCGCGGCGCGCCTAGCTTTTGCCGCCATTTGACGACGCTGCTGCGGTTGCAGCCGATGGCATTGGCAATGTCGTCATCGTGGCGGCTCCAGTCGGCGCGGTAGAACGCGAGCGCGTGGCGACCGCCTGACTTGGCCATGAAGGCTTCGGCTTTTATGGCGGCTTGTTCCGCCTCCGTTGCGCGCTTTCGCAAATCCTCGCAGATGCCTTTTAACACGTCATTATCGCGCTTTAGGAAGTCCGCACGGCTCGCGGCTTCAATCGCGTCGCTTTCGGCTGCTAGGCGGCGGCAAACTTCATTGGCGCGCATCGCTCGCGCCGTATCGCGCTCAATCCGCGCCTTGGCTAGACGCCAGAAAATCGCGTCGTGCAGGCGCGCAAAGAACGACCGCCGAGGCTTCGCGGCAGGGGCTGGCGATGGCTCAATAAAGGCTTTGCAGGCCTCAATGTTTAAGCCAAGGCGCGAGCGTATTTCGGCGGCGGAATAGGTGATAGTTTCCATGTTCATTTTTGGTATGCTTTGGCGGTCGGTGATTTGGCGGTCGTTGGCTTGGCGTAAATAGGCTTCTTCTTGCCCCATGAATAGACGTGGCCGATGGGGAGCGGAGTTGTGAGTCCGGCTAGGTTTTTGGGTTTGGGCGTGTTCATGCTGCCTCCTTTTGCGCGGGCGCGTATGCGCCCAACACCGTCACCTTGTATTGCGTTTGCGACCGCATTTTTATCCACTCGGCACGGGTTATCTTTTGACCTTCTGGCGACTTTTTAGCGCGTTGGCCAATCATCTTGGCGCGCAACTTCAAGCCGAGTCTCTTGGCGGTCTCCCTCATGTTATTGGCACGCACAAAGCCAGTCACAAGCCGAGTCTCGCCGGGGCGCATCGCGCTCAGTTCAGCCTTGGTCTCGCCCCAAGCCTTTTTGCCTTCGGCATGGCGACGTTGCTTGGCTGCCTCATAAGCTGCTGCGCGCTTAGCCTCGATGTTGGCTCCTTTGCCGTCCCATGCTTGGTCGGCCAGCGAGCGGCGCATGGACTGAGATGGTTTGCGTTGCTTGTGTAAAAGGCCAAGGTGGTGACGAGCAGTAGCGGAGGCCATTTTAAGGCTCTCGGCAATGCGCTCGATTGGTTCGCCAGCGGTGAACCGCTTGTGCAGCTCGAGGAGGATGCGCGGCGTGAAAACCGCTAGGCCGCGAATGTTTTTCGTCGTTTGGGTGCTCATGGTAATTATTCCGCCGCCACCCAAACCGCCACGACCGCCGCATGGCACGATGGGCGCGTTGACTTGCGGTATTCCGCAACTCGCCAGCCGTTCGCGCTCGCTACCGCACGCATCGCCGCGCCAACTGCGTTGGGCGACCCCGGCGGCATACCCACTTGGACAACAACGGCGTCGGACGTAACTTCGCCGCATTGCTGCATCTGGAACGTGGCTTCCTTAGCGAAGGCTTCGCAATAGGCGGTGTTTTTCGCAATCGTGGCCGCATGGCCGTCATCGCGGAGTTCTTCGCCTGTTTTGGCGGGTAGATTGGCGGACGGGCTGGGCGCAACGCCAGCATAGTTTGTGCGCGTGTTGCCTTGCAAGGATTGCAACGGCGAGGGGGCCGATGCGCTCACACTAGCGGTGCTTTCCGCCATGCTGTTACCAGACGCCGCAACGGGGCGGGCTTCGCTGGTTGCCGGAGTTGCTTGTCCCGGCTTTCCGTCCATAAAGAAGTCAAAGAGAGTGGAGTCGGCAGGAGTATCGCTCGCCTGCTCGCGTGAAGCGGGTGCAGGTTTGCCACCGACAAGCGCGACCTTAGCTGGCGCGTCTGCCTTGTCAAGCCCGCCGCCAAACTGCGCCACGACCGCCGCCACGGGCATCGTTTGCCGCCGCGAGATTTCCGCGCCGTTACGCAAGCGGATTACTTCGCCAGTCGGCAGCAGTAGCGTTTCTTCGGGCGCGGTCATGTTAAGATGAGTTGACGATTATCGTTATCGTAACGTATCCATACACGCCGTGGTTGAGCTTCTCTAGTTCAAGAAACTTGGCCTCGGCTTTGCGAGCGTCATCCATCGAGAAGTCCCATGCACGGACTTGCTCGCCGCCAAATTCGGGATGCGCGGAGCGTTCGGTAACGGTGATTTTCATGGTTTTTAATTGAGTTCTAGGACGCCTTGAGAAAGACGATTTGCAATTATTTCGCAGTAACGTTCCTCGATTTCCCATCCGACGGCCTTCCGTTCGAGTTGCTTAGCGGCCAGTAGAGTTGTGCCGCTGCCAGCGAATGGGTCACATACTACGCCTTTCGTGAGACTCACCAGCCACGTCATCAGTTTTAGCGGCTTCGGACACGGATGGTCACTCGCTGCGTCCTTAGAGTGGTTCACGCAGTCTGGCAGGATTTTTAGGTCGTTGGAGATTTTCCAGCCATTGCCGTAGAGCAGCACGGGTTCCCATTCACTGAATCCACCGACACTTGAACGTCTGCAACTTCCCGGCTTTGCCCAACATAACATCCATTTCGGCGGTGGCATCGTCCATAGTTGGCGCATGGACATCATCAAAGCCATTTGCGTTGAGTTTTTGGCGAGGCGGTGCAGCAGTCGGCGCACGGCATCGAAGTTTTCCGGCGTATCCTCGTAATTATCATACTTGAATCCGACGCCATACGGCGGGTCAGTCACGACACATTCCGGCGCGAAGCACTCCGGCAGAGATTCTACACTTGAGCCGTGATAGAGCGTCACATATTTGTCCTCGTAATAGACTGGCGCAGAACCACTCGCTGCGGACAATGAGTGGACTTGCTCGGCGGGCGTGCTCATTTGTTGCCTTTCACCAGTGTCGCCATGCGGTCATCGTAAAGGTTCGCCACGGCGCGGGCGTAGTCGCTGGTCTGCTTGGCTTCGTTGTGCCACTCGCCTCGATGCCAGCAGTCCGCGATGTTTTCCACCGTCACGGGCATCCCGCGCTTGTTCAGCGTGCCGATGATGTCGGCGTAATACTTGTGCTCCGCAATCGCGGCGGTTTCGGCGTTGCCAGCTAAGCGGTGCGGCACTCCCGGCATCAGCCGCGCCCATGTCTTAGGCATAAACTGGCATCGGCCAAGCTCGCCAAGGTTACCTACCGCGCTATGCTTATTGCCACTCTCCACTTCCGCAATGGCCCACAGTAGCGCGGCCTCGTCAATCACCGCCAGCGCGGGCGGGTGGAACTCGCGGTGCGGCAGCGCATCGCTACGGGCGGCGGATGCCTTGGCGCGGGCTTCGGCGGCGTGCTCGGTGAGAGCGCGTGACTGCTTGCGGGCGGCGATGATGTCGCGCACGGCTGGCGCGAGTGCCAGCGCGCTAGCGACCGAGAGCAGCGCAACGGCGGCGTAGGTGATTTTGTCGGTGGGTGTCATGGTTGGTTATTTTTTACCGTTGAAAAACTCCGCGAACTGCTCCGCTCCGTATTGGCCGCGAGTTTCATCAATCGCCCGCGCTACCGTGAACTTCGCTGGCAGGCTGCGACCCGCTAAAAACTGCGACACGCCTTGCCCGCACGCTCCCGTAATCGTCCGATATGCCACAATCATCTCTTGCAGGCTCGCCTCGGTTTTAAGCGTCCATGCGCGATATGGCGTGGTATCGCGCTTGCCGAGCTTCACCAGCAAATCTGCCCGCGCCTCGGCCAACGTTGCGCCGTGCGCTGTTTTCCCGTCGCGTTCCACAACGTATGAGATTTTGTTTTGGCCAACGATAATGACTCTGCTGACTGCGCCTTTTTTGGCGACCAGCTTGGCCAAGATTCCGTCTTGATAGACTAGCTTCTGTTTCGCCAATGCAGCAATTAAAGCCTCGCGGTTGTTTTGGTGTTTCAGCTTGGAGAACGCCGAGCGTGTATCCGCGACGTTGGCGTAGAGCCCGCCGCCGACCGTGGTCAGCTTGGGGAACGCCGTGCGCGTGTCCGCGCCGCTGGCGTAGAGCGCGCCGCCAACTGTGGTGAGCTTGGGAAATGCCGTCTTGGTATCCGCGCCGCTGGCGTTGAGCCAGCTGCCGACCGTGGTCAGTTTCGGGAACGCCGTGCGCGTGTCCGCGCCGCTGGCGTAGAGCGCGCCGCCGACCGTGGTCAGCTTCGGGAACGCCGTCTTGGTGTCCGCGCCTCTGACGTCGAGCCAGCCAGTAATTTCGCTAAATTGATAGACGACTCCAGATTGAGCCGTAAAGTTGCCAACGTGGATGTTTTTTTCGGGTGTGGGTGTCATGGTGGTTATGGGTGCTATGTCGGGGTGAAATTGAGGGCGTTTCTGCAGGCGTAAAGTGCGAACCGCTCGCGGGTGAGATGTATTAGCCACGCTTATTCATGGCAAAGAAATGTTCGCCGTGCAGCAGCGCGAGATTAGCAGGAGCGTTTCCGGCGTGCGGAACTTTTCGGGGCGGAAATGTAGCACTCGCCAGCCGCGAGCCGTCGCTTCGTTTCCTTTTTCTTGGTCGCGCATCGCGCCGCCGATGCTGCGATGTCCTCCGCCGTGGCGCATAAACAGCCCGCCGTCAATTTCAATGGCTACCTTGCGCGAGAGGCAGGCGAAATCGAAACGCCATTTTCGCGGCGTTGCGCCATCGTTTGCAAACAGATGCTCCCGAACCCACTCGCCGCAATGCGCGTTCGCCTCAAGCCACTCGCGGTCAGCGTCGGCCTTCGCCTCGCGCATCGCCGCCTTAGCCGTCTGTGCTTTGCGGCCCTTCGCGGACAGCTTCGCGTTGCGCTCGGCAGCTTCAATCTTCGGCGCGTGCAACTGCGCTGAAACCTGCGCTTGGTATCGCGGCGGGAGGGTGTGGACGGCGGTGCTCATCAAAACGGCGCGTCAAAATCACCGCCAGTTTGGTTCGCCATCTGCGCCTCGGTCGGCGGCACGCGAGGCGGCGGCGACTTCGCGGGTGGTTGCGCGCCTTTGTAGCTCGCGGGCGCGGAGCCTTCCGGCGGCGGAAACGCAAGAGCGAGAGTGCCGAGGATTGGCAGGCGCGTCTTGGCCAGCCGCTCCTCTTTCGTTGCACGTTGGGTGATAAAATGCGTCTGCCCGTATTGGCCTCCTGGCGTGGCGACGCACTCGAACTCAAGCAGGCGCGTGCCTTTCTTGGACGTGTAGATGCGCGACTGGTCGAGCTTGTCGAGGTCGAGCGTGAACTTTAGTTTTTCTTTGGCTAGGTCAGGCATGGTGGTGGTTGGTTGTTGGTTTGGTTGGCTGAAAATTATGCGGCTGATGCGGCGTTGCCGATTGGCGCGAGGCCAAACTTAGCGCGTTCTTGGTTGTAACGGGAACAAAAGTTGAACAACTCGGCTTCCAGTTTGGCGGTGAAATCGTCGCGCTCAACCCGAATGTGGAATGGCGGGAAGGCGCGGGCATAAGAAAAGAACGACCAGAACTTTCGTCCACTTACGAGCAAATAGCCATGCACTTGGCACTTGTAGGCATCCGGCAGAACGCCCTTGCGGATGTAGCCGATGTGCGTCGCGGGCGCGGGGCACTTAATCTCCACGCCGCCGTCCTCGCCCACCAGCGCGTCCGGCGAGCCGCCGAATAGACCGCTGTCGTGCAGCACGAAACCAGCTTCGGTCACTGGCTGGCCCTTGGCAAACTCTAGGTCGTAAGCACACCGCGCCTCGGCTTCCAAAATCATGCCGCGCTCGATGTCATCGTTGGTGAATTGCGGCTTAATCAGGCCAAGCTCCGGTGGCAAGATGCTCTCCGCAATAAGCTCGTTCAATAGCGTTTCCTGCGCCGAGGCGGGCGCAGCCGTGCGCGGCGTCAGGATAGAGTCAAAGCGCGAGCACGTTGGCAGTCCGCGCCGTGCGCTGAACCACGCATCACTGCGCTGCTCGACCGAAAACAGCCTCATGGCTTAGCCTCCGTTCCGGCAATCTTGCGTTTCAGCGCGGCGACAACTTCCGGCACTCGCCAAGCCGGGATTTGGTCGGCCTCGGTCACGCCAAGCCACTTCCAGAACTTCGCCTTGTCGAAACCAGCTACGCCTTCCGCCGCTTGAACCAGCTCGCGCACCTGCTCGGCCTGCGCGTAAGTAGCCAGCGCGCCGCCAGCCGCGCCGCCGTCGTCGTCGTCCTCGCCAGTCACGATACCAAGCGCGCCGCAGACCGCGTAGCGTTGCGCGTAGGTCGTCGCGCTGCCGCTTTGCTGCGCGGCGTTCTGCCCGCTTACCTTGTCAGGAGCAGGAATGTCGCGCACGATGCGCTCGGTGTGGCCGTCCTTATGGCGTAGTTGGCCCTCCAGATGGTGCATCCCGTTCTCGCGGATTTCGCAGACCTGCCAAGTCACGCTCAAGCCAAGCGGCCCCATGATTGGCTTAATCGTCCGCCAGATGCGGTCAATCCGCGCATATTGCTTGTTGTGCGCGGTATCCTCCTTGGCGATAATCGGGCAACGGCGTTGAAACTCGGCAATGGCCAAGTTGAACGCAGCCCGCGCTTCGCTCGCCTGCCAGCGTTCGCGCACGTCCAAGAGCGCGGATAGCTTGGCGGGGTCAACGGCGGGGTTGGCCATGGCTTCGCGGATGAGCGCGAGGGCGGAATTATCGGGAGCCTGCGCGATTGGCGCGAGCGTGGTATCGGCGGTGGTCATGGTGCTCATGGTGAAATTATTGGGCGTTCACCTTCGCTTGGATTTCAGCAAGTTTAGCTTTCAACTCAGCGACTTCTTTTTTTGCCGCATTTGCCTCGTTGTATTGCTGTAACCATTGCGTGTCGGCATAGCGTTTTTGCTCGCTCAGTTTTACCAGCGGCTCAGGTGGCGGCGTCAAGAAATCCTCGCGGACGAACGTAATCTCTGGTTGGTGTTCTGAGATAATGGCTTTACGCTCATCTCCCCATCCTTCGTAGTCGAAACACTTGATGGAGCCGATTGCGGCAATTATGGCAGGCGCGTTGGTGGCTTCAACGAGGAACTCTTGCGTGGGCAGTTTGATTTTTAGGAACATGGTGTTTGTTTTTTGTTGTTATGGTGGTGGGTGAAATTATTTCCGGTTGAACTCAGCGCACGCCAGTCCCGGCGCGTGCTCGGTGCTGAAGGCGGGCGGCGACGGTTGCGCCGTAGGCACGCGCTTCACAAGGTCGTAACCGGGAGGCAGGTCAACGCTCACGCACGCCAGCCCGTCGCTATCCCACCACTCCACGATTGGCAGCAGGAAATTGCCATAGCGCGTTTTGACGCGCACGCCTCGACGCTCGGAGATAAACTCAGCCAGATTTTCGGCTGCGTCACTCGCCTTATTCTGCGCGAACTTCTCGGCAAACATCTCCGGACGACAGACGCCGTCCTCCTCGGACGCAGCTTCATCCTCCGCTGCCTCAAACGCTGGGCCATCGTAAATCTCCGCGACTTCGTGCTCGATAAGGTCAATGCCGTGCGCCTCGGCGCAGTCCGAGCGAATGCGGGCGATGACGTCGGCGCGGTGGGTGTATGGGTTGGCGGTGCCAACATGGGAACTAGCGTTTGTTTTCATAGTGTTTTATGGGTGCTGTTG